ACTCATCGTTTTTACTAAGCCCAAGTAGCTGTCTAATCGTAGCTACAAAAGTGCTCATGACGCTTTGCGTTTTGCCAAACTGCACTGTGCTTAAGAACTGCTGAAAGTCCCCATCAGTCATACCGTAGGTTAAAAACTCATACACATTGGTTAGAGCTTTACCTTTGGTGAACTTTTGATCTAAGCTCTTTACAAATTCTTTGTATGGATGACCATTAGGAAGCTTAGCCGCATCATCGGCTGCGTCCCGTGCAGCCGCCATTAACCGTACTAATTTACGATACGCAAGCGCCCTTGGGTCTGCGCTTCTAGGGTCAGCTTTTACAATCTGCTCACCTTCGTAGATTTTTACCGCAGTCCCTGCATGTAGTAGCTCGTGCAAAACAGTCTGGTTATTTACGCCTTGCCCTACCCCTGACAGACCGCTCCCTGCTACAACAATCATATCGTTAGTGGGTATGAACACCCCTCTAGCTTTTAGTTTCTTGAAATTATCAATAAGCCCTTGCTTAGACTTGTTAGAGACAATTACGAATTTTATATTCCCTAACGCAGACACTAATTTTTGTGCCAAGGTGCGTTCAAACTTATTGCTCTTAGGATCTTTTGCAATAATCTGGGCAGCGTCTTTACCTGTCTTAGGCGCACCGGCTTCGATCTTTGGATTTAAGGCAGGGCTGGTTGACTGTAATTCCGTTTCTGAAATATCTGCCTGAGCAAGAGCACCAGGACCACCTTCTGGTTTTACGAACGTACGCTTCTTTACCTTAGTAGTAACGACAGGTGCAGGGCCAGTGGGAGCCTTGGGTGTGACTATGGGTTCTTCGCTAACAGCTTCTGTTTGCTCTACAGGCTTAGTCTCTTCTTTACGGCGTTCAGCTCGCGCTATGATGCCCTTTTTAATATTGCTAGGACCACGCTCAAAATTACTCATAGCGAGATCACGGATGCGAGTGTTTGCATACCTTGGATCAGTACCAAGGCGGTACAGCTCTTCCAAAACAGGGAGCACTCTCTTAGTTATATAGTCGTTAAGAGTTTCTGTTCTAGTTTCTGGATTACCAATGTTTGCAAACTGACCCTCAATACCTTTCATAAAAGTATCGTGGTACTGCTGCATGGAAGCTTTAGATTCGGGTCTTGGGCCAAGGAACAGATCCAACATCGTAGCCAAGCCGGGGCGGTCAGAACCTTTTAGCTTCTTAGTAGAAAGAATAATATTTTCAATTGCGTTAAGTTCCTCAGTACGCATCCCCGACTCAACAGCACGAGCTTCTTTTTCTTCCTCAGTCAGCTTAGGTTTCGGACCACGTTTAGGCGCAGGGCCAGTAGGCACAGCATCAGATCTAACTTTTAGAAACGCATCTTTTAAGTTAGTGCCAAGAACTTCTTCCTCACCATTTACACGCCTAACCCACTTAGGCTTACGCCCTTCACCTACATTCGTAATAGTAACGGTCTCTCCGTTTGAGAGCACAAGATCTTTTGTATTTTGGCCGTTTGTATTCTTGCCAGGATACTGATTAATAATTGTTACTTGAGGGGCTGCTGCTTTTGGTACACCGGCAGGTTTGGCTGCTGTGGCAAGTTTTGCCACTTTTGTTCCTTCAGCAGGCGCTGCTGCTCCTTCTTCTTTTGCTTGCTTGGTTTCAGTGGGCGTAGTGACACTGGGGATTTCCTTTGGGGGTTGAGTTTTTTCTTCTACTGCACCGGATGGTACTTCCTCTCCTCGTACAGTTGGTTCAGCAGGACGTGCAGGGCGTTCCACTCCACCGGCGACAGGTGGCTCAACTCCTCCGGTGGGTACTCCTCCGTCGGGTCGGCTAGGAATTGGAACGCTTTCTCCACCTCCTTGTTCGATAGCTTTAGCAGCATCTTCTGCCTCCTTTCCGGCTTCGGCTTGAATTTCTGCAAGTTCGGATAGAGCTTGGTCAGCCTCTTGGTCGTTTCGTTCCTCTTCCGCAGCCTGAGCAGCGGCTTTGATTTTGGCTTGATCAGGGGAATCTCCAGCAGCTATGTATTCGTCAGTAAGTTCATTAATCCTAGAAGTAAGCGCATCAACTTTAGTAGCAGCTTCCGCTACTTTTTGTTCTGGAGTTGCTTGCTCAGCTAACTTTTCTTGTGCTGCTTGAGTAGCAGCAGTTAATACGTCACCAGCAGTAGCAGGTTCTTTAGCAAGCTCTTGCGTCCTAGCAGCAATGTCTTCTACATTTACCGCAGCGGCTTTCCCTTGAAGATCTTCTTTCTGCTTTGCTAGCTGCTCTGCATCAATCTTGGCTTGTGCTTCATCAATTGCAGAACGTTCTTCGGGAGTCTTTGCTTCCCTGCGTCGCTCAATGTATCGACCAGCAGGAGAAAGTGCGCCACCAAGAACAGCACCACCAATAAAACTTTCAACGTACTCTTTACGAGCATCAGCATCTGCAATGTTTAACCCAGCTTGTAGACGCTCTAAAAATTGTTGCCCTGTCTCAGTAGCACCTTCAACACCCGCAGCTTTGCCTGTAGCTAAAGAGTAATCAGCAAGTGTGCGACGGAACCCTTGCTCGGCAAAGTTCTTAGCTTGTTGTTCAGTGACTTCTTTACCAACAGACTTAAACAACCCACGCACTAGTGGGATAGCTTTCATACCAACAATATCTAGCGCAGTCTGTGGTATGGCAGCGGCAACGGCGCTACCTAAACTTGTTTGTTCAAGCCCCGCATTAGGATTAGTGCGCTTTACTTCGTCAAGCTGTCTCGCAAGATTAGTACCTGTGAACTGCGTAGCAGACACTAAACCAGTTGCGCCCAAAGTGGCTAATGTAGCGGCAGTACCCGTAACAGGAAGCGCAGCGGCACCCGCAGCCGCAGCAATAGGTGCAGCCATATAAGGTAATGAACCACCCAAAGTCTCTTTAAATTTTTGAAAAGGCGCTTCAGACCAACCCTTTTCAGTAGGTGTGAATACCCTCTGGGCTTCTGCTTCGCGCTCTGCTTGATAACGCTCGGCTTCTTTAAGATCCATTAGTCCTGCTTTACCAGCAGCAAGCGCAAGCGATCCTTTGAGTGATTCATACCCTGCCTTAACAGCGGGGACAAACCCTTCCTTATCTTCAGGAGGAACTTCTAAGGGTACACCGTATTGTTTTTTGACAGCAGGAGCAGCAGTGCTTAACCCAAAACGCTGCCGTATGGCAGCTTTGGTAGCGTCATTAGCATCTACATAATTAGAATCCTGCGGAGCGTACTTATCAAAGATAGCTTTTTTTGTAGCAGGATTTGCGTTGATGTAGTTGGGGTCTTGCAGGATCTCCAGCAGTGTCGGCATGGCAATTAGGGCTTACCTGAAAGAAGTGGATTTGATGTGTCTACAGCTCCAGCATCTGAAGACTTAGATGGTTTCATACCTTTAAAAACATCTTCCCCGTAGAACCTCTTAGCTCTTGCTATTTCCTCGTCAAAAAACATCTCACGTATGTCAGCTTCAGTCAAGGTACGAGGGTTCTTAGGATCTTTAGCAGCAGCCTTGATAATTTTATTTATATCAGTGCTCTGCATACGCTTCTCTACGTTGTCTGTTATTTGATCAAACGTCGGTCTACCATCTGCACCCGCACCACTACGACCCCCACGAGCTTCAAGTAAATTCTTAGCAAATTCGTAGTTAGGATCTTTTGGATTAGTTGCCATACCGAGAAGTTGGTTATAGAAGTCTTTTGGTCGTAAGCTAGCTTCAAGCCTAACCATCTTCTCTTTGAATGCACGGTCACCAGCGCGGTAAGCTTCTTCAGATTTAAATTTCTCTCTTTCCAACGCCATTCTTTCCGCAGCTTCTTGTGCTATTCTAGCTTCGCTACGTTCTCCTCTTTCTGCTTCAGCGACAGATGTAAGCGCACGGATGCCTGTGTCTTCAACACCTTTTGCAACTTCAAATGCTTTAAGCTCTAGTGCCTGCTTATCTTGAATCAGTTTATCCGCAGCAGCACGTTGACCACGTTTCTCAGCAAGTTCAGCTTGAGCAGCTTTTTCTTCAGCTTCTGCAAGGTATTTAGCTGCTGCCATGTTACGAGCTTGCTGTTCAGCACGAAGTTTCTGAGTGCCGGGGACCATAGCAGATAAAGTCTCACCGAGCGTACGCTTTGGACCCCCCGCTGCCATCGCGCCAAGATAATCCATTAACTCAGGTTTTTGGCCCCGCAAAGCTTCAGCCATACGAGCTTCTCTACCAGACCTACCCTTCTCGTATTCTCCAAACTCCGCAGCCATTTCAGCAATACGTTGATCTCTAAGATCTTTTTGTTTAGCTTCCGAGAGCATAGTTTTATCACCACGCTCAGTAATACGGCGACGAGCAGCCATAATTTCTTGGAGGGGATCTAACTTACCTGTAGATGTACCTGTGGTTGAAGGAACTTCTTCTTCAACAGACTCGCTAATACGGTAAGGAGATTCCGCAGCATTTTCTGGGTCCATTTCGCCCCTATCGCCACCTTTTTTAAACCCAAGTACACCACCCCCACCGCTAAACACAATACCGCCATCCATCGCAGTAAACATATCAGGACGCATCGGCAGTGTGGCAATACCTTGTTCGCGTCCAGCAAGATCCTGTTCTTTTTTAGCCATGAGTGCGCCAAGTAGACCAAGCTGTTGTTCTTTTTGTTGTATCTGTTGCCCCATCGCAGCAAGCTGCTGAGCCTTTTGTTGCAACTCCATATCCTTCTGTTGAAAGATGGTTGGGCTGTTTGCAGGATTGTTTTGCATAGCTTGTTGGCGCTGAAAAGCTTGACGCTCGTTACCACGAGCCATCATCTCTTGCTGCGCCATCTGTGGCGTGACTTGTCCAGTGGGCTGTTGACCTCTAGCATATTCCTGAAGTCTTTGGTCAGGAAACCGGACAGGGTTTTGTAGCGCAGCCTGTGTCTGAGGCGGGGAAAAAGGAATCTGTGCCATGTTTTAACCCCCTAACCCACCAAGAAGTTGCGCTAAGTAAACGGAAGAAATACCACCCGATAATGCCTGAGACATGGGGTCAATACCAGTAGGTGCTGCGTTATAAGGCAGTCCTTGCAGCATATTTCTCATAAACGTGAGATTTTCATACGGATACTTTTCACCGCGCAAGAACTCGTTATAGTCAAACTGCTGCTGTTGCTGCCCAAGATCCGCCATTTGTTTAAGCGTTGCCAGATCAAGATAACCTTGCTGTTGCCCAAGATTGCCAAGAGCACTACCCGCTTGAATACTAGTTTGCAAACCTTTAAGCCCAAGCTCAGAACCAAACTGTCGAGATTGTTCAGCCAATTTCTGGGCTTCAAGAGCACGCTGTTGTTCAGTATTAAACTGCCCAAGACCAGACTCGTAAGCTTTCTGTAACCCTTGACCTTGGATAGTGCCAATCTGATTTAGCAGATTGCGTTGTAACTCAGACTCCATCAACCCTTGCCGAGAACCACCAAAAGCACCTGCTTGCGCTGCTTTTGCGCCGATTGCCTGATTTGCTATTTCAGCTTGGCGCTTAGCCTCTTTAATAGCGGGATCAACTGCACCTTGCATAAAAGGTGACATATAAGATGCTTGGACGTTGGTAATGTTCTGCCCACCATAAGTTGTGGGTTGCAGGTTAGGGTTAGTTGGTACAGGCATTGAGGGTACTGATTGTTGATTAGCACTTCCATCAAATTGCCCTGTTCCACCTACAAGTTTATTTAAACCCCCACCTAAACTACCTAAACCCCCACCCATACCACCCATACCACCCATACCTGTACCTACAGGTTGAATAGCCCAAGGATTTTTTTCATAAAAATCTTTAGTACCTCCAACAAAAAATTCTCCACCCATATCGCCCATACCACCGGCCATATCTTGCATATTACGCATTTGGTTTTCTTGCTGGAGTTTGAAATCTCTTTGTGCTTGAGTTTCTCGCCCTCCTCGATACTGCATATCCCCTCGGTACATCATATCCCTAGAGTTGGGGTCGTAATTTTGAGAGTTAGAAGCAGAACCAAAGTATGGAAGCTCTTCAGTGAATATGTTGTAGTTACCAGACCGCGCAACGCCAGTAATTGGAGTGGAAAATTCTGCATTATTTAACATTCCCGCATCAACCCCACCACCATCAAAAAAACCGGGAGGTTTTAGAGCAGCTTGATTTTTTAAATCTGCTGGAGAAAGTTGTGAAGCAAAATTAGGGTTAGCAAACGTACCTGTGGTAAACGAAGTAGGTTTATATTTCCCATAATCTAACGCACCAATACCAGCAGCTTGCGCTAAGTTTGAACCTTGTAGGAATTGCGCCGGAGTTGTTAAGTTGGCAATACCCGCACGAGCAGACTCAAGAAGGGGGGAGCTGCCTGTATATTTCTGGAAAGGTACGTCGGCTTCAGCAGAAGCTCTTTCTAACATACGCTCAACATACGGTGCGTATGCGCCACGAAGTCCAGACTCACCAGAAATATCTACGCCCGTACCTTTGCGGTCAGCACCCATATCGGTGCCGTAAGTAATTCCAGTACCGAAAGTTGACCCCGCAGCAGCTTTACGTGCAGCTTCTTGGGCTTGTGTAGCAGCATCAATTCCGGCTTTCTGGCGATCAGCGGCAGCTTTATCAGCAGCTTGTTGTTTTTGTAATTCAGTTTGCGCTGCTGTAGCTGTTTCTTGACGCTGTTGCGCCAAGTCCATTAAATACTTCATGTCAGAAGTAGATTGCTGTTTACCCAACGCATCAGTAAACAAATTCCCAATTGCCGTAGGGTCGTAGCGTTTTAATAACTCGTTGTAAAAATCAGCTTTAGCGTTTGGGTCAGTGGACGTTGCCAAGCTTTGAACTTTGGCCGCATCGGTTAAATACCCCATATCCTTAGCAGTCTGAGTTTGTCCTGTAGCATCTTTAATAATATTTGCAGCGGTAGCTGCATCGTACCCCTGACTAATTAAGTTGTTGTATACCTTAGCTTTATCCTGCACAGTACCTGATGCCACGTCTTGTACATCCGAAGCGGCTGCAAGATATTTAAGGTCTTCTGCTTTTTGTCCGGGCGCAACAGTATTAATCAGATCATTTAAAAATTGATTTGACTGAGTTGGGAAAAGTTCTTGTAGATCGTTATATAGCTCAGCCTTTTGCTGTACTGTAGCTTTTGGATCTTTAGTTAATTCTTGAACTTTAGCCGCACCCGTTAAATAATTCCAATCTGTATCCGTAACAGGTTTGCCCGTAACTTCGGCAATAGCGTTTTTAATTTGGGTGTCGCTGTAATTATCATTTAGCTGGTTATATAAAGTTGCTTTGTCAGCAACAGATTGGCTCCCAGCAATATTTGATATTGCTTCTTCAAGAGCTTGTTTACCTTCATAGATACCCGTGTTAGACGCTGCTTGATCTAAAAAATCGCTTAATCTATCTTTAGCTTCATACTGTTGCGCAACGCTATCGGATATTTGCTGCGCTTCTTGTACAGCGGCTTTTTGTTGTTCAGCAGTACCCTGCGACAAAATCCCTGGGCCTGTGGGTAATCCTGCATCAACAAGATCTTTAATATCACTTGCAGCTTCCCCCATTTTAGTGAGGTCATCTGCTGTAATACCTTTAGATATAAACCAAGCAAGTTTTTGCCCGCCTGTGTAATTTAACCAATCTGAGGGGAGTGCAGGGAATGCCATGATTACCTCGGCAAAAATTTATCAGGGTTAATTTGTTTGCCCTGTTTGTGGTTACCTGTTCGGGCGGAACGAATCTGGTCCATCATTTCGTAAAGACGTTTCGCACCAGCGTTAGAGTTGCCGTTACCGAGATGACTAACAACATCAGCAGGAATAACAAACTCGCCATCACTAAGCGCAGCAGGTCTTTTACCGTCGATATTTGCGGGGACTTTGTCTGCCATGCCATCTGAGTGTCCGTCGAGGTATCGTGGCGGTAGTGCACGTCCCCCTTGCGCCATATCCAATGACCCAATTCCACCTCCTTCGGCAGAATACTTAGTACCTTTAAACGCACTACGTGTTGCTGTTACAGGAGCATTTTTACCTAATGTAGCACCAGCAGCTTGTTTTTGGGCATCTTTTGCAGATTTATACGCAGCTAAAGCACCCAGCCCACCAAGTCCGGCTTGGAGAAGACCTTTGTTTGAGAGGAGTTTGTCAAGGAGTGATTGCCCTTTAGTTCCTCCCGTTTGTGTACCAAAAGGGTTGCCCGACATGATACCGCCGGGAGCAACATCAGCTTTAGCTTGATCTGAATACCCCGTCATCTCTTCAAGAGACATACCACCAAGGAGCGCACCTTTTAAATTCGCTAACTGTTCCGGCGTATATTGATCTCCATACTCTGCCACAAACTGACTATATAAAGTATCAACTTCGGGTAATGTTAAATCACCGTATAGATCAGTAAATTGAGGTAATGAGGGGCTTACAATACTCTCACCAAAATCCCAAGACTCCCCACTATCATCTCCACTATCATCACCACTTCCATATAAATAATTTCTTTTGTTGCTATCAGCCATCATCTACCTCCCGGCCTGCGCCGCGCTGCAATCATCGGTGCAGCAAATTGCATAAATTGATTAAATGCTTTTGGATCTACCCCAGCAGTCTGTAGCCCCTGCCCAATTCCGTAATTAATAGCCGCACCTTTTATGGCAGCAGCGGGATCAAACTTTCTACCTAGAACTTTTGCCGTTAATGCTTGTGTAGTTAAAGCTTTAGCCGGAGTTGCTAACGAACCAAGACCTTTAAACATATCAGGGGCGACTTTATTAACTCCCGCACCTATAACATCTGAAGCTAATGAAGATGTAGCGCCGGTTTTAAAACCTTTAGAAAACGGTTGGTCGGTTAGCGAGCCAATCCCCCCACTGAGAACCCCTGACACTAAAGCCTTAGCCCCAGCGTCGGCAGCAAAAGATGGAAGTCCTAAATTAGCTAACTGCCCTGCAATCCCACTACCTGCTGTATTAATCCCAAGCTCGCCAAGCGCAGCACCTGCTGCACCCGCAACACCAGCCGTTCCAGTAACCCCGCTAAGCAGTCCACCAACACCACCAAAAGGCATAGCAAGTAAAGACCCAACTTTTAACGCAGTAGCCACATTCTTAGCGTCAGGATGCTCGCCTTTATAATATTTTGGATCGCCAACAGGTATAAGTTTATCGCCCTGGGGGATGTAAGCTTGCGCCATGCGCTCGCGGCTTTCGCCTCCCGTTTTACCCCCCATGAACAGCACAACATTACCAGAGTTAAGTTCTTCTGGCGTAAGGGAATCTAGCTCTACTTCAACAGGATTACCTTTTTCATCTTTCTTGTACGCCTTGGTAAACGTGGATTTATGTCCTAGCTGCTCACCAAACTTTTCCCGCATCAGATCGCTAGCGGTCTTTGCTCTTTCTTCCTGCCCTACTACGTTACTTAATTCTTCCCCAGTACCATAAATATCAACGTTTTTCTTACCAAAATCCGTCAACCCAGCAAACGGATTAACCAACGCTTCCCCCGCAGTCCAGCCCGTGTCAGACTTTGCACCCTTGGGTGTAGCACCGTATTGCTTAGCCCGTGCAGCCAGATAGTCGTCTAAAGACCCCCCTTGTTGGGGCGCAGCAGCTTTTTGCTGTGCAACAAATTGCTGGAAGGCAGCTAGGGGGTTAGTGGTAGCCATCTTAAGTAGGTATAGAAGAAACGAACGCCATTGTTGCAATTACTGACGGAGTTTCGGGGCGTGTAGGCGAAGACGCAGCAGGAAAATGTTCTATGCTTACACCTAGATTATTAGTATGCCAGTATAGTTCAATATAGTCACCCGTATTTAGAGGCAAAAACAAGTTCAACGCAGCAATTAAATGCCCATCTACGCCACCATGACTATTTGGCACTGAAAACCTTGAGTTACTATTTGATAAGTTGGTTCCGTTAATAGCAGCCCATACGTCTACATCGTGTATCTGCGTATCTGAATTTTTGAACTGAATACTGAACTGTAAGTTATAAACACCAGGGTAAGTAACCGTCAGTTTAGAATTGCCTGCTAAATAGACGCTATCGGCAACATCAGTCACATCATAAGTAATTGCGTAAGCTGCCGTTGTACTAACCGCAATTTGATCCGAATCGCTTGACCAAGCACCAAACGGATTACTCATAAACCGGCCACCATCTGGCCCAAGCAAACTTCTCGTTATATTCTCAAGACGATTAAAGTAAAGTCTTAAGACATTTGAAAACTGATCGTGATACGCACGTTCGTAATTAGGCGGCGCAAGTGGCAGGCTAGGAGGGGCTGGATTATCTAATTTAAGAGTCATCGTCTGCCGTCCTGCCTGATGTCAATTCGTGGTGCACCAAGCTGCCATGTCGTACCAACACCATCTGACCCGATCTTCATAATCATCTGTCGCCCACGGATACGGGTGTAAACAATATTGGTGAACTGCTCAATCGTAACGGTGGATGTACGGGCAACAGATTTAGCCGCCTCGGTATTAAACCCAGACCCCGAACCGTTCATACCGTAAAGGGTCATCGTAACTTGGGGTGTTGTTGCTGTAGACCCATCAAATGTCAGATCCGGCACCATACGCCATACAAACCCAAAGTTTTGTCCGTCTTCAATATCAAACTCAGCAGACTCTATGTAAGCAGTAATTGGTAGCGTCGTGCCTGTTTCGTTATCGTCAACACCGTACTCGTGGTCAACAATGTTGTAGTTATATGTAGCAGCTTGTGGATAAGCGCGAATACCTGAATCGCTCCACGCCGTACGTGCCATCGTGCCGTAGTACCAAATATCTTCAGCGTAGTTGTACACCACATAGCGATCAACAGTCGTAGAATTAGCCGAACAGTAGAACCACCAAACCTCATTGAATCCTTCGTTTGTTCCAGCAAAGACTTGGAAGTTCTGGTACTTATTAATGTCGCTGAACACATACCGACGTAGATCGCAACGAAGTGTTTGCACCCTACCGTTGTACACATAGAACTTATCCACACCCATCCAGTAAGTTACCCCGGATGCAATTGCAGTGGCGTTAGGGCCGATGATGGACGTATTGTCCCCAAGAATTTGCGAACCCCAAACCAACGGCGGGCCGAGATATTGCAGAGAAAAAAGCGCAGAATCAGTCCACACCAACACTTCCTGCCTAGTTTGCTGCACTGCAATAATCTGCGAGCCGTGGGATAAGCGCAAGCTACCTGCTTGATTAAGCGGGGATGGCACCCAATCAACTAAAGATTCTTGGTTACCCCAACGAATGAGCATGGGGTCAGCAGTCGTACTGCCGTAGTCGGTTGTGCCAAATAGTAATAAGAACCTAGAAGCATCCGAAACCAGCATGCTGTATTGCACGGTAGGCACATCAACAAGCGTAGAGATACTTTGCGTTCCAGACTGACTGCCTGAAGTATTTATAGCCGAACCCGTTGCAGAGGTTGACAGGTTTGCAGTGACCCCATCAACATTAATTAAATAGTATGTTGTACCCGCAGTTAGCCCCGTTGGAAGTGCGCCAGTAGTAGCAAGCTTAATGGCTGTACCCTCAGCAAGCACGTTAGACAGCGTAATCACGCAAGGTGAAGCTATTGTTAGGGTAACAGTACCCCCAAGGCTGTTGAGTGCAACACCTCTTGTTGATAAGCCGTTAGTCGCATCCCAGTAATAAATACCAGCCGTGCGTGGACCAAAGACTAAGTCCTCCCCCCAGTTGCCAGCATTCCATATCCGCAGTGGGTCTGTAACCTGTGGCGTAACACCCCATGACCCACTACCCCAAGCACCTGCGCCCCATCCAACCAGAGGAACCTGAGCAACGCCCGGACCCGTATTAACTTGGAAAGCACCGACCGAAGACCCACCACCATTACCACTATCCGAGGCGTTTGAAGTGACAGGCGCACCCGTACCGGGATCTTTGGCCGTGATGGTAAAAGTATTTAATGTGGGTACAGAAGCAATTTGATATTGCTGATTAAGCACCGCTGCTGTGATGTTTCCACCCAGACTTACTGCACCGGAGAAGGTTACAAAATCCCCAGTGATTGCACCATGATTAGCCGATGTAACCGTGATGGTTGAGGAAAAGGGAGATACAGTAACCGCAGCAAAGGTCACTGATTGGGTTAAACGTATGGGGGTGATGTCGGAATAAGCACCACCTTGCTCAATGTAGTACTTTAGGTTGGTTCCTACACCAAGCAGGTTAGAGTTACTTAAAGTAACCCAGTTCCAAAGAGAACGGCAAATCCCTAAGTAAACGGCTTGCGATATTCTGCGCCACCCACCAATCTTCTCTGGTGTGCCCTGACGAAACCGAACCTTGTCGGATACATACCAACCGTTCTCATTTGTATAGCGAGTATTTTCTTTATTAACCCCGCTTTTCAGTAGTATCTTTTTTAATGGCACGGCTCACCTCATCAGTGCAGCTTCTGCCGCTCGGCGGCGGGTAAGCCCCGGCAGGACTCTTCCAGCGGCTTTATTCCACAGCATACATTGGTCGGCTGCACCATCCCAATCCCCCGCATCTATCCGCTTCTTGAACGTAGAAACTCGGTAGTTCCCTAGGCCACAATTGTAGACCCAGCTAGTCACAGCGGCAATGCGTCGGGGCAGTGCGGTTTGTATCTTTGGAGAAAGTTTAAACAAACCCCTGAGAAAGTATTCAACGTGGTGATCCAGTGCATCTTCGCATTGCTCAATCGTCCAGACCGTGCCGGGGTTAATGTCAGGGCCAGTGGCTCCCCAGCCAATTGTCCAAGGATGTCCACGGGTTCCGGGGTCAGGATAAGCTGTTACTCGTCCGTCAGGCAAACGCTTTGCTAGCCCTTCAAAGGGCTTGATCAGTACATCCTTGCAAAGCTTCTTTGCCTCTTTCACGATTTGTTGTACTTCTCAATAGACCGTCCTACAAACCAGAACGTCAACATCATGTTCAGCATGGCGAAGTCATCCTCGTCGTAGCTTTTGGTCAAAACCTCAGCCCAGTTAGCGTTGGTCTGAAAGGCAATCGTTAAGCCAGCAGCTTTGACAGCCACATATACGCCAAATGCAATCCAAGTAAGACCGGGGCGGGTAATAGCAGTGATAAAAGAAGCAAACCAGCCAGCCTCTTTTGCCGTTTGGGCTTGCTCCTTAAAAGCCTCCTTAATCGTGTCCATTTGCGAGATCGAGTAGTCCACATACTTCTCCTCCATCTTGAACTCGCCCCTCATTTTTTCGAGGTCGGTTTGAAGTTGGAACATGGATAGCTCGTGCTGGCGTTCGTTCTTTTTGTCCAAAAACTTGAGGACTTCAGGAGCAAGGCGAAAGATGCCACCAAAAATGGAGCCAAGCAAACCACCGCTGAGCAAATCAAACATCAGTGATCTCCGTTCCTATTAATCTCTTCCTTGGCTTTACGGGCTTCCCGTTCAATCTTCTCCCCGCGCAGCCGACGGACGGTATCAATCTTTTCATCCAACCTGATCAGGTCGTTATCGTGCATCCGTACCCGATCAATCAAGGATATGACCGACTTCTTGGCCGTTGAAAGCACCGGATCTATTTCCTCGGTTGACCACTTCCAGACGTAATACACCAGATACACAAGCCCACTGACTGCTAGCGTTGGAAAGCCATACTCTTCAATCAGTTTGCCGACGTTGTAGTCCATCAGTCTTTCCTAATGTCGTCTTTCTCGGCACGGGCAATCCGGTCGTAATCAGGTTCTAACCCAAGCGAATGCGTGACCTTGATGTCTATCCGCTGCAACTGGGTGTTCATCGTTTCCACCCGCTTTTCTAGCTGGGTGATGATGCTGGAAATGGAATTGATGGAGTTTGTAACGCCAGCCAGAATGTACTTAAGCGTTAGGTAAACAAAATACCCACCAAGACAGGCCGATGCAATAGGCAACCCAACTTGGTGGATAAACATGAACAGATCAAGGCTCAACCTTCTGTTCCTCAAGCTGGGCTACAGCCTGTGACTTGATCTTCTCAAACAGTGCTGCGATCTGCTTATAAGGAAGATTCCCCAGCGTATCTAGCACTGTATTGACTTCATCAAGGGTGAGTTCAAGCTTGAGCGGGTTCATTCACTTTCCATGAGGTAGTGGCTTCATCCCAGCTATACATCTGACCATCGGTCGGCATAGCCACTGGTGCTTCCCATTGTGCGTTGGCATTCAGAATCCAACTTGCATAAGGCTTTGGTGCCACGAAAGCATCAATGTCAGACCTGTAGGTATAACCAATCCCTGCGTAGTTCTTTCTGATGTTGCCGTTGTAGGAAGTCTGCTTCCATGTGCCGCCAAGGATTTTTTCCAAATGAGCTGCGCCAATGTGTTCTTTTTCCACACCGCTAGCGTCAGCCATATCTCGGTTGTCCACAACTACGACTTGTGTAACAACATTGTTTTCATCAATTTTCGCGTAATGTCCCATCGTTAACCTCTTGCAAAAGAACCGTGAAATTTATCCCGAGCTTCAATAGCAACTAGCTCGGCAAACTCTAAATCATCATGCCAGCCAAAAAACGTGCGTTTTCTGTTAACAGACATTTCAACAACCCATTTTTGACACTTCTTGTCCCATCTAACATTTTTAACGCCACTGGTGTTGTTTTTATGAATTTTTCTATTTAAGCAATTTTGTTGTTGCGTTGCCCCCCGAAGATTTTCAATCTTATTGTCTGCCCTATCATTGTTAATGTGGTCAATAATTTTTGGCACATATCCGTGGTGGTACATAAATATCAATCTGTGCAATGGATACACCACACCCTCTACTTTCATTCGTATGTATCTATGATGATTTGTAATTGGCGTAAATTTTGGTTGATAGCCTTGCTTTGCATACAGAAACCCATCACGATACTCAAACAGCTCTTTTAGGCGTTCTTGAGTAACCATTACGCCTCCAGTTTCAGTCCAGTTAAATCCATTTCCTCGCCAACTGTACCTAGCGGGAAGGTGTTAAAACTCAAGCTAACCCGTACATCCTCACCCTCTACAGTCGGCACCATGTGCGTCAGGCTTGATGGGAAAAGAATCAATCGCCCTGTAATGGCTTCAAACCACCAAGACTCGCTGTTCCATGCGTTCCACTCTGCCGGGGGCAATTTAATCTGCTGCCAACCATCCCGATAGAAATAGATCTTGTCGTTAGGGTTGGTCTGAATGTAGAACACGCCTGATACAAAAGAGTTGGGATGTGCGTGTTTGTGGTGATACTGCCCCGGTTCGCTGTAGTTGACCCAGCTTTGCGTGAGCCTTAGCGTGACATCGTGCTTGGGGTTGGTTGTAGCTTTGAAATACTCAGCCACCGAATCTTCCATCCATGACCTAAGACTTGTCATCACAGGGCTTTTGAGGACGAAGTTATTGACCGAGGTGCGGTTGCCCATATTGGCACGTTGTTCCAACTCCATGAGGAAAAACTTCTCTTCCTCGGTTAGCTCACGCCCAAGGTCAAAGAACCCAACGGGTTGTGCAAAGAGTCCGTGCAGGTTCATGCAGCCGCCTTTTCAAACATAGCGCGTTCTTCATCAATCTTGGCTTGCTGCTCAGGCAAGTACATCGTCGGCACGGCGTCTTCCAGCTCTTTGATCTTCTTCATCACAAATTCAACTTCTTCCCATGACGGGCAGGGTCTTGGATCGTCCCAGCGTGTAAACCCAACACCAGATGTCCACTCCCATTTAGCGCCTGGGCGAAGCATTTGCATAGCTACGTCAATGCCGTAGTAACGATACATATTTACCTCTTAGTAGTTAACTTTGATGATGACGATACCGGATCCGCCTGCGCCTGCAACAGTTGACCCGCTATCACCGTTGTTTCTACTTCCACCGCCACCGCCACCCGTATTCGCTGTCCCAGAAACTGCGCCAGTAGTCCAAACCCCAGCGCCCCCACCGCCAGTGCCTCCAGTTGAATTGGGTTGACCACCGCCACCACCGCCACCAGCGTAAGTCACCGAACTTCCAGTAATTGATGAGGCTGTACCATTTCCTCCATTCCCTCCTGCATTACTAGATCCGGTGCCGCCAACAGCGCTCGCGCCACCTCCACCGCCAGCCCCAATAGCACCGGTTTGCCCATTGCCACCGTTGTTTCCTTGTGACGGTGTTGTAGATGGTGTATTACCTGTCCCGCCTAGATAATATGCCGGAGTTGTATATAAACAAGAACCACCGCCACCCGATCCGCCGTTTTGCCCAGCGGATATAGAAAATCCACCGCCACCGCCGCCACCATAAGCAACCAAAGCGTTGCTATAGGGATTCCCAGAGGATGGATCGTTAGAGATCGGAGAGCCAGAAATATAGGAATTACCTCCGTTCCCGCCTGTTACAGCCGAAGTACCGACTCCAGACCCCGCTGTACCCCCTGCGCCAACAGTGATGGTGTAAGAGCTACCTGCCGTCACCGCCAAACTTGTACCTGTTCTAAAACCGCCTGCACCGCCACCACCACCGGTTGTACAACCCCCACCCCCACCACCAGCGACCACCAAATAATCCACCGATGTTGCACCTGTGGGAGCAGTCCAAGAGGTTGTTCCACGGAAGACGAAAACATTAGAAGTGACTGTTTGACGGTATCTTAGGATGACGATACCGGAGCCGCCGGAGCCGCCGGACCTTGCAGCCGCTGCGTCATAAGTTCCGCCCCCACCACCGCCCGTACCGGCTGTTCCATTAGTTCCGTTTCCACCTCTTACCCCCGCGCCACCACCGCCCGCGCCACCACTTCCAACGGTAGAGCTAGCATGACTTCCGCCGCCACCACCAGCGTATGTAACGCTAGTGCCTGTTATGGTTGATGCCGTTCCAGCGCCACCGTTCCCACCAACACCACTGCCGTTAGTCCCAGCAGCGCTTGCCCCGCCACCGCCACCACCACCAGTAGCACCACTACCACCTCCGTTACCGCCGCTATTTCCCTGCGATGGTGTTGTTGAAGGTGTATTGCCAGCCGCTCCAGTTTGGCTTGGATTTGGATTAGCTGAACCAGCGCCGCCTCCAGATCCACCGGTTAAGGCTCCCAAAGCTGATACGGTATATCCGCCGCCTGCACCACCACCATACGCTTTGAATGTATTGGTACCAGCACCAGATGGATTTTCGGTAATCGGTGAACCAGCTATTGATGAGTCTGTCCCCGAACTTCCTCTACCGTTAGCACCAGCACCGCCAGAGCCAACAGTAATGGTGTATGAAGTTCCTGCTGTTACTGCTAAACCTGTCCCAACTCTGAAACCACCGGCTCCACCGCCACCTCCAACCATTTTATCTGCACCATCTTGCCCACCACCGGCTCCACCGCCAGCGACAACCAAATACTCAACTGCGGCAACACCAGCAGGGCAGGTCCATGTTCCAGACGAAGTAAATATCTCAGTAACAAGAACACTGTTAGGCCAGTTTTGGCCCATGATGGCATCACGAATAGCGTTTAACCGCCAAATGCCGTTTGCATCAGAACTAGAAGGAAATGTAGCCATGATCTACACCTTAAGAGATCGTCGTGTAAGAGCAGGTATAAGTTATTTTGGATGCCGTGGAACTCGTCGCCCACAGTGTTGACGCCTCACCCGACACGCTCGTGTCTAGTAAATAAAGTGATGTCCCTGTAGTCATCAACTCCACCGTGCCACCTGCTGGAACGGTCAGCAAATAACACAAGGCTCTGTAGGTTGAACCATCAGCAAGCCTTAACTCAACCGTTGCGTTATACGATGAACTACCATCAATATTCGTCATCAAGATCGAGTTGATCTTATGCGTTGCCCCAGTTGCTGGTGCTGTCACTAGAGCATTTCGTGAGGTATCTGAAGGAGTTATAGACACCGTATGCGGAACGATGCTCGTTACAGAAACTATATTTGGGGCCGCCATATTAACCTCCGAAAACTAAAGCCATAGCTATAGCAAAACCTGTTGTAGAAAGAGTTCCAGTTGCATTAGGCAGAGTCAATGTCTGTGATGCCGTAAGCGTGGTTGGGGTTAGCGTCACCGCATAGCTTGATGTACCACCCGCACGTCCTGCAAGCACCACGGCATCCTGCGTTGAAGCAGCCTCTGAACGAATCGCACTGGCCGCACGGAATGTCTGCGCTGCGGTAAATGTCTGCGCCGTTCCTAATACAGCTAAAGTTCCCGTGGTCGGCAATGTGACGTTGGTTGCACCAGTAGATGTCAGCGTAATGCTGTTAGCACCGGAAGTGATGAGCGACGAACCATTGGCAACCGTCAACGTACCCGTGCTTGTTGAGACTGTTAAGCCGTTGTACTTACCCGCCGTGATGTCACCCGTTGTATCGGCAATCGTTGCAGCCGAGTTCTGGATCAGCTTACCCGTGGTGCCATCAAACCGGACAATCGCGTTATCCGTTGCAGAGGCTGGACCAACCACATCGCCTGTTCCACCACCACCCGTTGCAGCAATCGTAATACCACCAGAGCTATTGGTGATCGTAATACCAGATCCTTGCGTCAACGTAGCAAGGCTAAAACCTGATCCATTACCAATCAGCAACTGACCATTCGTTGGTGTGGCCGAATTACCTGTACCACCGTTCCCAAAAGGCAGCGTACCTGTGACCTGAGAGGCTAGGTTGATATTGCTGATCGTATTGTTAGCACCATTGATGGTCTTGTTGGTCAGGGTTTCTGCCCCTGCCAGCGTCGCTAACGTGCCGGTCGTTGGTAAGGTAACCGATGTGTTGCCGTTTAAGGTCAGCCCAAGACTGTAGTTACCTGTGAAGGTAAGCGTATTCAGTGCATTGTTAGATACACCCGTGCCGCCATTAGCAGGACTTAAGTTGCCAGCAACCGTTACCGCACCACCTGTTGCCGTGCTTGGCGTTAAGCCCGTCGTACCGAATGAGATCGTTGCTACGGTATTGCTTGTGGTTGCCAAGGTTCCTGATGTGGGAAGCGTGACGTTTGTAGCACCCGTGGAAGTTAACGTGATGCTATTAGCACCAGAGGTTGCAAGCGTAGATCCATTAGCAAGTGTCAGCGTACCCGTGGTCGTGGATACCGTTAGGCCATTCAAACTTGTTGCTGTAGCTACACCAAGAACAGGCGTGGTAAGCGTAGGTGATGTCGCTCTAACGACATTCCCTGTACCGGTATTCGCTGTCCAAGTCGGCGCTGATCCTGTGGAAGTCAGAACAAAGTTAGACGTACCTATGGATAAGAAGCTTGTCGCACCTGATGCTGTCTGATAAGGAACCGACCCTGCTGCACCACCTGCAAGATTTGTAGCCGTCCCAACCGTCACACCTGATGCAGCACTCCACTGTGGTGCTGTTCCTGAAGACGTAAGGATGGTCGTACTTGAACCAAGCGCAAGCTTGGTAAACGCTGTACCCGTGGCGTAGTAAATTAAATCACCAGCGGTGTAACTAGACTGACCTGTACCACCCTGATCCGTGGTTAGCGTACCTGTAGAGGTAAGTGCCTTAGATCCATCCGTAAAGACTGCTTTACTTGCCGTGGCCGAAGATAAAATCGGTGCCGAACTAAAGGTCTGTATGCCCGTAAATGTCTGAGCCGCATCCGTCCGTGCAATCGTTGCACTGGTCCCCGGAAAGGTCATCGTGGTGCTATCAGTACCCGCTAGCGTCAGGCTATTACTAGCCGTTAATGTCTTGCCATCAGCAATGGTCAGTGTTGCGCTAGATGCCGGAGCAGTGATCGTGACTTTGTTGTAAGCACCGGCTGTGATGTCACCTGTCGTATCAGCGACAAATGCTGCCGAGTTCTGAATAACTTTACCCGTCAGACCGTCAAATCTTGCAATTGCGTTATCAGTAGAAGACGCGGGCCCGTCTACATCACCCGAAGCAATCTCTTTGAAATCACCGGCATTCGTATCCCAGGCTACCCAAGTCTGTTTGCCCGGAGCAACCGAAATACCTGTCGTAGGCCCAGTACTTCCCCTGATCGTGACATTGAACCCACCAGAGGTGTTGTTCATCACAATGTAGGCTTTACTGCTATTGGGTACGTTTATGTAGCGTAGTTGCGATCTGGAACCGGTACAGTTCAGGATCATGTACTGGGCTGATGTAGACCCAATATTCGTTGCTAAACTTGTACCTTGCGTCAGGGTCAGCGTGACATCACCGTCAGTGCTTAATGTCTGTGTACCCGCAATTGCAATATCAAGGTATGAGGTAACGGCGTTGTTGACATCGTCGCCCCATACTCCAGGCTCGGTGCCCGTGACAGGCCGACCGAGGGCCAAAAGGGATGTGTAATTGACTGTCATGTCGTTATCTCAGTCCAATTAGCGGTTTGAGAAGTATTGATCTGCTCCCAGAACAATACAGCAGAGATGCTATCAGCACCAGATGCGTTTTCAAGTACAGATAGCTGCATTTCCACGTTGATTGAAACAAGGTCATTACCAGCCGCATTCTCAAGCACAGAACTAATAAAGCTTGCTGAACCTGAAATACTGTCTGCACCAGCAGATGTTTCAATAATTGTTCCACCAAAATTAGCAGCCCCTGCAATTGTATCTGCACCACTGGCTGTTTCAAGAATATTGGCGGCGAAGTACGGGTTGCCTGCCATGAGGTCATTGCCCGATGCGGCTTCAAGAATAGATGCTGGATACTCAACCCCCGGCACAGCAACTGTGTCGTTTCCTGAAGCCAGTTCAAGAACAGAACGATCATAAGCTGACCTGCCCCAAGGCCCAAATCCCCATGCACCTGATCCCCAGCCGCCTTCACTCATGTTGCCGTTAATGAAAATTGGTACGTTACAGAAATTACATCACCTGAAACTACCGACCGATCTCCGGGTGATTGGAAGTCTGCGGCACTGAATAACGTACCCGTCGTTCCTAAGATCGTGTTGTTACTTGTTAGGAAGGCACCACCTACCGTTGCGGTTGCGTCAATATTAAACACAGCCTTATTAGAGGTGTTCGTTACTACCGAAGGATTGGCATTTGTTGATGCGGCAAAAGTTGCCGCTGGTCTGGTTGCATCGCTGTAGCAATCAATCTCTGTCCAGCCAGAGTGGGAGGACATCGTATCTGATGCAGCCGGTGTATTACTTGCAGCAGCACCGTATAAGCCCACATACCATGTTGTGATCTGCGCTGCCGAGTTTGCCAGTGCCGTGCCAGCCATGTACTGAAGACCGACGTTAACTACCAAGTTATCACCCTCAGCAGTCCACTTGAGGTTGCCATCCTTGTCATGGCACTCTGCATAGTACCTACCGCAGGCCACAGCCGATTCACCCCACGATGTTTTAGCGGCTAACCCGCTAGAAACTTGATCACCCGCTTTTGCTTTTTCCATCATGCAATCCTTAAAACAGAATCAGTTGCGCCCATCGGGGGAAAAGTGACGATTAAATTTGACGCGTTTTTGGTAATCGTCTGCCCAAAGTTAAGTACACATACTGCACGATTTCCGTTGGTGGAATTGTAAATCAGTGCGCCCGCGCAGGAAAGAGTTACGTTGGTAAAAGTTGCGTCGTCAAACGACCAATATCCTGTATTACTTGATGAAAGGGGCGTGATGTTTGTAAGTGCAATCCCCCCAGCGGTGTAATTGGTTCCACTCGTCGGTACTTCCCCAGTGGATGTGTAAACGGTGGTATCTGCTCCGAGGTTGGCAGTTGCGACGTACAAAGCGAGCTTGAAAACATTGCCTGTCGTCCTTGTAAAGTTGTGCAGTCCTTGGGCAACTTCTGCCTTAAAACTTGTGCACATGGTTTGAACAATTGCCATACTACTTCACCGGATACCGTACTTGACCAGAACGATAAGCGTCCTGACGTTCCATACCATCACCAAGGCGTTTAGCAAGAGCTAAGGCTTCTTCATATTTATTTTGCACTGCTGCCATCATGTCTGGTTCAGCTTTAATAAAGAAGTACGCTTCCCGTAACGAACCATAAAGCAAAACAGAATCAAAGTTATCGCCCAACCAAGTTTGGCCTGAAGCAGCTTCGGTAATTGACTGTGGGTAATAGTAATAATGAAGCTCGACAGAATACCCGGAATCAGGTGTTGGACCTAATAAAAAAGTTAGCTCGTTAGGAAACGTAGGATAGTCGGGGCCAAAAATAGCGTAATGACGTGGGCGACCGGTATTACCAGAACCTAAAGTAACGGGATACGCTTCACGAATAAAATTAACGTCTTTGTTTAGTAAGTAATGGTAGCGCCCCGTGGCATCAATAACAGCCATACTATAGACCGCTAAAAAATCAGAGGGGCATTGGAGGTATTGATTATTTAAAGTGGCGGTCCCTGTTACGTTTTTTCGTAAGGAAGGAAATTGAACGGAGTTATAAATGCGCTGTTCAGCCTGTTTAACAAAAGTCGCAAGCTGTTGATCTGATGTCCACGTTGTTGCAGAATCAGCAAAAGTAATCGTCGGGTAGTCATTTTCGACATACCCTCGGATCGCCTTTTTTAAATCCGTATAGTTCACGCCATCGGACCTCTAGCCATTACACCCTTAGTTGCCGCCCCAGTACCGCGAATCTTAATACCAGAAGTCTTGGGTTTTGCATCCGTAGACTTTGGAGTCGGCGCGGGTTTAGGCTGATTAAAAGGTTTAACTTGTTTCATTACCGCCCCCGTACAGCGTTCTTTTGATTAGCAATCTTGGCGAGGTTGCGCCCCATCTTTAGCATGTTTGCGTTGGTCTTGCCACCCTTGGCAAGTTTGGTCAGAGGCTGACCTTTGTGCTTGGCTTTTTCGTGCTTGTGCACTGCACCAGCAATCATCTTTTTGTCCTGCGCTAAGTCTTTCTTATCCATCATAAACTCCTACGATACGGTGACTGAATTAACAAGTCCTCTAGGGACAAGATCGTTGGGGGTCAAAGCAGCATCAAAAGATCTGGAACCACCAATTGGATACCACCCCCATTGTATAACCCGACTGCCCCCAGAGGGAACCCCATTTTCATCTTGGCTTGAGTCGTCATTTACAGGTTCAATCTGTAAACCATTTAGCCCCGATTGATAATAAGAGTTAGAGTCAACACGAGGATTACGAATAGCCTGTGGGTCATACACAGGATACATACCAAGTTGCAATTGCGGCTGATCAGGTTCCCAACACTCAGGGCAGACAAGAATATTGACGTTCTTAGTCTTAATAACAAGCGACTTTAGCTGCTTCAATTTGTATCTGAAGTTACACCTATCGCACTGCGCGATAGCGTATTTACCAGAGGCAAACTGATTGGGCATTAGAAGCTCCCAGTATTACCTAAATACATCCGGCGCGGTACAAAACGAACCGCAGCTTTCTCACGATCTTCACCCGCTGCAAAATTCCACTGCTCTTCATAAGCAGCTTTAAGAGCTAATAATCGTTCTTGTCCTTCAGGAATCTTTTGAGCTATGTAATAAGCTAATCCTGCGGTGATACAGGGAAGAAACCTAAACGGCATATCAGGAGTTTGAATACCATCCCCAGCATTTTGTATGCGACGCATCCGCCAATAAACTACTTGATAGTACGGCGAGGCTTCAGTGCCTTGGTCAGGGACAGGCCAAACTGTGAATTGTGGGTAGGCGGTTTGTCCGGGGTCGTATGCACTTGTTGCAGGGTACGTGGCTCCAGAGTTCCTGCTGATGTAAATCTGTATCGGTCTTGCTTGAGCCAGCTTGTTTGGGATTGTGGCGTAGGTGGAGACACTAATCCTTGTAAGTGTAAGGTCAGCTTGCGTTGAGGCATTACCTGCACCCGTCCTTATAACGTGTTCAAGCAAGT